AGACTTCCTTAGCAATGGATTCAAACTTAGAGGTGATGCGAGTACAGTTAATGGTACTGCTGGTAATAGATATATGTATATGGCGTGGGCATCTGATCCCTTTAAATATGGAGTAGCTCGGTGATTAACAAAGGAGAAAAATAATGTGGGCATTAGTAGACGACTCAAATAAAATAACAAATGTTTATGGAGAGTTTCCTTCGAGAATTACCATAAACAATAGGAATTACGATAAAGCAGAATTAAATGCTATGTCTGATTCTGAAAAATTAGCAATAAAAATATATCCTGTTACAGCAGCAGCAGAATTAGATAATAAGTATTATATTTCTAATGATCCTACTTATGCAGTTGATGGAAATAAAGTAGTTGAAACAATAACAAAATCTGCGGATAGAAAACTAGCTGATGAAGATGCTAAAGATGAAGAAGGTAATCAACTTTTACATGATGATGGTTCGAAAGTTATTAATTACGGATTAAAAACTAATGCTAAAAATAAAGCAACAACTGATGCTGATGGATTATTAAAAGGGTTTGACTGGCTAATACAACGAAAAGTTACTGCTGATACTGCGATCCCTTCAGATGTTCTTACATATATGGCAGCAATAAGAACAGATCATAAAGCAATATGTGATGCTATTGATGGTGCTAGTGATTTAGATGCCTTTATTGCATTGCATACAGATACCTTTAAAGGTGATGGTACAGTAGATGTTGTGGCTCGTGTTAATCGTTGGACTACAGATGCAAATGTAAAAAGTTATAGGAGATAAGTAATGGCTTGGTTTAAAAAGCTATTTGAAAAAGTATTTGGAGCGAGATGTCAGTGTGCTCCTACGGTGGCTCCTAAACGCAAAAGAGGTCGCCCTAGAAAAATTAATGTAGGGAGTTAACAGTGCCTTTAGCGCGTATAGTATTTAAGCCAGGCGTTAATCGAGAAACTACTTCGTATGGTAGTGAAAACGGTTGGTATGATTCTGATCTTATTCGATTTCGTAAAGGTCGCCCAGAGAAAATGGGCGGATGGTCTCGTTTAAGTAGTACAGCTTTTCAAGGAACAGGCCGTTCTTTGCATGTATGGGCAGCATTAGATAACTCTCAATTTATGGGTTTAGGTACTGAGTTTAAATTTTATATAGAACAAGGTGGTGGTTATAATGATATTACACCTGTTCGTAAAACCGTAACATTAGGAACTAATCCTTTTTTAAGTACAGCAGGAAATGGTATTATTACAGTTACAGATGCCGGACATGGTGCGGTGGTTAATGATTTTGTAACTTTTAGTGGAGCAACAGCTTTTGATGGTTTAACAACATCAGATTTAAATAAAGAACAACAAATTACCCAGGTTATAGATGCAAACACTTATAAAGTAGACACAGGCGGAACGGCAAGTAGTGGTTCTACAAATGGTGGTGGTTCTTCTATTTCTGCGGAATATCAAATTAACACAGGTTTAAATACTGTGGTGTCAGGAACAGGGTTTGGAGCAGGGTTTTGGGGCGGAGTTGTTTCAAGTTATTCGGCTACTACTTTAGCCTCTGGTATTTCTGATTCTGCTACTTCTATTCCTTTAACAAGTGCTACAGATTTTGAAGAAGCTTCTACTACACTTAATGGCGATATTACAGTTTTTAGTTCTTCAATTGTTTTAACAAGTGCTACAAGTTTTCCTGATAAAGGCACTATAAAAATAAACAGTGAGTATATTCGTTATGGTACAAAAAATTCTAACACTTTATCTGATTTAACAAGAAATTCTGATGGTTCTAGTATAGCAGGGCATACAAGTGGAGATACGGTTACTTTTGTAGGTCTTATTAATATAGAAGATGAATTAATTTTATATACTGGAAAGACAGGAAACACACTAGATGCAGGAGTTGTAAGAAGTGCAAGAGGAACAAGTAATGTTTCTCATAGCGGTGGTGTAGTTGTAAAAGAAGCTAATGATTTTGTAGGATGGGGAAGTCCTGCAACTACTACAGCCTCTACAGGTCAAAACATTAGATTGTGGTCACAAGACAATTGGGGCGAAGATTTAGCTTTTAGTGTGTACGATGGTACACCTTATTATTGGGATAAAACATTAGGGTTAACTGCTCGTGCTACTGATTTAGCATCACAATCTGGTGCGTCAGATTGTCCTACTATAACACGACGTATAATGGTATCAGGTGCGGACAGACATTTAATAGCTTTTGCTTGTAATGCCCAAAGCGAAACCGATCAAGATTTATTATTAGTACGATGGTCTTCTCAAGAAGCACCGTTTGATTGGACACCAACGGCTACTAATACATCTGGCGCACAACGTATATCTTCTGGTTCTGAGATTATATCTGCACAAAAAACCAGACAAGAAATATTAATTTGGACAGATGCAAACTTACACGCTATGCGATTTGTAGGACCGCCTTTAACATTTGGTTTTACATTACTAGCAAGTAATGTATCTATAGTAGGTCCTAATGCGGTTACTACTGTAGGCGATCGTGTGTTCTGGATGGACAGAGAAAACTTTTATGCGTACACAGGTCGAATAGAAATAATACCGTGCACAGTATTACGTTATGTGTTTGATGATATTAATCTTAATCAAAGCTTTAAGTTTTTTGCAGCTTCTAATCGTATGTTTGACGAAGTGTTTTGGTTTTATGTATCTTCAGGATCTACAGAAATAGATCGTTACGCTAAATACAATTATACAGAAGGCACCTGGGACATAGGAAGTATGGTGCGTACTGCTTGGGTAGATTACAGTATTCATGATAATCCAAGAGCAGCAGGATCTGCGGGTGGTAATGAATATATTTACATTCAAGAAACAGGAACAGATGCCGATGGAGAAGCAATGAATTCCTATATTCAATCTGCTGATTTTGATTTAGGTGATGGCAATGAGTTTATGTTTATCAACAGACTTATCCCTGATGTAGATTTAACAGGAACAGGAGCTACAGTAGATTATGTTGTTAAAACTCGTAATTTTCCTGGAAGTTCGTTATCCACAAATTCAACTAATGCTGTTACATCTTCAACAGATCAAAACTTTGTACGAGCCCGTTCACGTCAAGCAGTTATTCGTATACAAAGCACAACAACCGATGTAGCATGGACACTAGGTGACTTACGATTAGACATACGACCAGATGGGAGACGCTAATGCCTTTTAAATCAAAGAAACAAGAAACGTATTTAAAAATTAATGAGCCTAAAGTTTATAAGAAATGGAAAAGAGATTATAAGAACGGTGGAGTAAATCTTCAAATTCCAGGAGTAAATCTTAACATGACAGAAAGCGATGTTACAGCTACCGTGCAAGATGGTTCTACATGGGCACAAATAAATAAACCTTTTAGTCAAAAAGGCGATGCGTCTATTTTAATAGAACAAGAACTAAATGTTACTGACGACGGACGCGTTTCCTTAAAAGCTTGGGACAGAGAAGGTACTGGCGGAGCCGGAGCAGAAGTAACCTTTCAAAATGAAAATTTAAATGTAACTGGTGGTAGAAGTAATAAAGAAAATTATGTAGGCGTTGAAGGACGTATTCCATTTAACGGAGGCGGTTTAGCTGAAAAATTAAAAGAAGAAGCCTCTGATTCAGCAGAAAAAGATTTTAGAGCATCAACTGGAAAAATTAAAGATGGTAAGTGGGTACCTCATAAAAAAATTAAAGAAAAGAGAGAGAAAATGTGGATTCCAAAAGATGCGGACATTGAAGACGCGTATCAACCGCTTAATAAAGGCGGTATGGCAGGATGTCCTATGGACGGAGCAATAATGAAAGGTGGCACAAAAATTAAACCTAATCGTTATAAAAATGGAAAGAAGGAAGTATAATGGCACGTTTATTAAACAGTAGTTTTGCGGATGCACCAGAGCCTTATGACTCTATTGCGTGGCAAAGAATATTAAGAGATATTGAAATGGCCTTAACTTCTAAGGAAATACCTGAAGTTATAGAAGGACAAGATGATTCCCGTTCAGTAGTTTGGTTTATGGAATAAAATGGCAAATGCGTTTAAAAATATCGTTACAATACCTTCTGGCACGTCAGATACCATAATATATACATGCCCAACAGCAACTCAGGCTATTGTAAAAGTTATAAATGTGTATAATAGTCATAGTGGGAGTGTTGTTGTTTTGAGAAAAATAACAGATGCTTCGGCTTCGAAGACAGCTATTATAGATACACAAACATTAGCTGCTTCGGCAAACTCGTCCCTCACAGGTCCTTTTGTGTTAGAGGAAAGTGATACGCTTCTAGTAAATTGTGCAACCGGAAACGTTATAAATGTTTTCGCAAGTGTTTTGGAGGTATCATAAATGCAGACTCAAACACCTAAATACCAAGGAGAGCCATCTATTCAAGCTCTTGCTACTGGGTTAGGAACTTTAGGACGGTACGGCGATGAATATATGGTTCACGCTGCTCACGGAGAAACCGTAGTTCCTGCCGAAATATTAGAAGCTAATCCTGAATTAAAAAATCAATTATTTCAACAAATGCGTTTAATGGGTATTAAAAACCCTAATCGTTATGTTGTAGGAAATTCTTTAAACTCTATTAACCCTTTAACAGGGCAACCAGAGTTTTTCTTTAAAAAGATTTTTAAAGCTGTTCGTAAAGTAATTAAAAAAGTAGCTCCTATTGTTGTTCCAATTATAGGAAACATGATTGCCCCAGGTATTGGTGGTCCAATAGCCTCGGCTCTTTTAACCAAGGTACAAGGAGGCGACTGGGGAGACGCATTAAAAAGTGCTGCTTTTTCTTATGGAGCGTCGGCATTAGGTAGTGGTATTCGAGGATTGGCTCAAGCCGCTCCACAGACGGGACTGAGTGGTTTTTATGAAGGATTAAAACAAGGTGCGTTAGCTCCGTTTGAAGCAGCAAGTAATTTATTTTCCAGTGGATCTGCTAATCCATTAGCACAAGGTATATTTGGTCCAAGAGGTGCAGGATTAATATTCAACAGTGCTGCAGGAGATGTAGGTACAAGCTTTAGTCCTGCTGGAGCAAGTTTCGGAGAACGTGCAATGAATACTATATTCCCTTCTTATCAATCTCCATCTACTTTTAACCAAGCATTAAATGCTCCACAAGGACAAGCGTCGGATCCTATTACAGAGCAACGTACATCAGGTCGTTTTGCATTAGACACAGCAAAAGATACAGGAATCGAAACTGTAGCAGGCGATACAAGCATGACAAATAAATATGACTTTACAGATAAAGATTTATATAATGCTTATGATGCAGGAGAAACAGGAAATATGTTTACCCGAGCATTAGATCGTAATCCTGGTATTGCTCGTGTCGGAGAAAAAATATTAACCAATACAGCAGGTCCTCTTGCTGTAACTGGTTTAACTTATTATTTAACTTCTGAAGATGAAGAACCTGAGTTAAGCCCAGAAGATTTAGCAAAAATGACTGATCCACAAAAACTGGCTTATGACAAATTTAATGCAAGACGTAGTGATCCTAATTTTGCTACTTGGAGAACAAGTGATGAAGCAAGGAATTTATTAGCAGAAGCAGGGATTTATTCTTCTTATGATACAGCAAATATAGCTAATATAACAGGCACAACTATTGACCAAGCACGACAAGCACAAGAAAGTATTTATGGCGGACCTATGTTTGGACCAGGGTTTCAAGATGGTGGTATAGCAGGACTTAGAACAGGTATGTCTTTAGAACAAAAAAACGAAGAAGTACTATCTACAGGTAATTTTGGCGATACATTTATACACGAAGGGGTAACATATAAAGCAGGTCGTCCTCCTGAAATGGTTTCGCAATCTGAAAATATGATGGTATCAAACATGCAACCACAAAGCGCAAGTGGTATATTTGGAGGAAGCGGAGTAGCTACACCAGACCCAAATTACACACCTAGCCCTAATGATTTTAAATCGCCTCTTTTACAAAAATTAGCGCAAGAAGCTTTTCAAACACCAAACATAACACCACAAACTACGGTTCCTTATCAACAATTAAATATGGCCCGTCCACTACAATCTCCACCTGATATACAAGCTAGTGGTATATTTATGCAAAATCCGAATCAAGGTCCAAAAAATACTATAGGAGGTCCCGTTAATCAGCAACAACCTATGATATTAGCGGCAGGTGGTGGAGAAATAAAAGGCCCTGGCACAGGAACCTCGGATAGTATTCCGGCTAACCTTTCTGATGGAGAATTTGTAATGACAGCCGAAGCGGTAAGAAATGCAGGCGGTGGTGATCGTAATTTAGGAGCAGCAAGAATGTATGACCTTATGAGTAGATTTGAAGGAGGACGTGCGTAATGGCTGAAACTACCACCACCACCAGTGTTGTCCGCCAAGCCCCATATCTTGAGGATATTCAACGAAAAATATTAGAACAAGCTATGGTAAGAGGAGAAACTCCTGTAACTATACCTGAGTTAACTGTAGCTCCTATGGATGAATTGACCACTCAAGCAATTACGCGTGGTTCTGGTATAGGACAATATGAACCCTATTTAACTAAAGGAGCAGGCACTGTTGATACAGGTCTAGCAACATTAACTGATCGTACTGCTGGTGTCCCTGGTTTATTAACAGAAGCCGCTCAAGCCGCTAGAGGAAGCGACCAAATACCAACCGCTGCCAACTTACAACCGTACATGGACCCTTATGCCCAGATGGTAAGTCAAAATGCATTAGCAGAAATGAATCGTCAAGGACAGTTAGCGGCGAATCAAATTCGTGCAAACCAAGTAGGTCAAGGAGCGTTTGGAGGAGCACGAGGAGCATTAGAATTAGCAGAGTTGCAAAGAAATATAACCGATATGCAAGGCCGTCGTTACTATGAAGATATGTCTCGAAACTTTCAACAAGCACAAAATGCTTTTCAAAACCAACAAAATAGACAACAATCCGTAAGTCAGTTGTTAGGAGCTTTAGGGCAAACAACTGGGCAGGAAGCCGAAAGACTAGCAAAAGGCATTGGATCTTTTGGTCAAGCACAAGCAGGTTTTGCAGGACAAGGCCAACAATTGTTAGCTAACGAAGCAGGTCTTTTATCACAACTAGGATCAACACGTCAACGACAAGACCAATTAGAACTTGATGCTACTCGTCAAACAGCTTTACAACAAGCTTATGAACCTTTCCAAAGAATAGCGTTTACTTCTGATATATTTAAACCTTCTATTGGTTCAGCACAATCTTCTTTAGGAGTAAATGTTGCTCCATCGCCTAGTCCTTTGTCTCAAGCTTTAGGTATGGGATTAGGAGCTTTTGGTTTGCAACAAAAAATAGGAACCCCGTTTGACTGGTTTAAACCGACTACAACACAAACCTAGGAGACAAAATGAGAAGACCAGTTCGATCACATGTTATACGAAGAAAAATGTTTAACGGAGGTATGGGTATGACTAAACCAGGAGCTTCTATAGCTTCAGGCATTCTAGCGTCTTCTCAACCTTTAGTAGACACCATTGCACAAAACGCTATTAATCCCGGTCGTACTATGTCTATGAATCAAGGAGGTACAGCACGATTTAATAATGGAGGGGCTAATTATTTTCCCGGTCAAAAAATACAAGACACGGTTGCTAATTTAGGTATAGCAGGTTTACAACGTTTATCTAATGTGTATAGTCGTTTACCTTCTCGTGATTATTTAGCTTCTTATTTACCTCCTGCACTTGGAGGAAGTCCTTTTGAACCTCAGTTTGATACTATCGCACCTGGAGGAGATGGATTTAGAGTGGTTAAAGGAAGTGAAGGACTGGATCCTACAGTTGTTCAAGGAGCTACTATTGATAGTACATCTTTTGGGGATAGAATAGGAGTGTCTCGTGATTTTGACTGGGAGGTTACAGATACTTCCACAGGTACAGTAACAATGAAAGATTTTACTTTTAATGATATGAATGGAAATGAAATTACAGCAAAAAATTGGTTTAATGAAACAAACTCTTTAACAGCAGATCGTATATTTCCTCTCTCAGAAATGTTTTATTCCGATACTAAAGGACAAAGATTAGGAATTGAAACCTCTCCACAAGCGCAACAACAAGCAGGTGTAGCTGGTATGAAAGAATTGCGTCCTCAAGATGAGCAATTAATAACTTCTATTTCTAATGATATAATAGCTAATAATCCTGAAATTGGTATAAGAGATTTAGTAGAACAAGTAGCTGTAGGTTTAAAAGATCAAAAAGAAGGTCAAAATCCTGGAATTGTAAAGATTAAACGTGAAGGTGCAGCACGTATTGTAGCAGAACCTGGAGAAAAAACATTAGCGGAAATATTACGAGAACAAAAAGTAGATACCGATGATATTATGTCTCAAATTGAAGATGCTCCAAAAAAAGAAGATTTTCCTCATGAACTTGTAAAAATGGCAATGGACAAAAAAATAGAGTCTTTGATTCCTCAATGGAGAGCAGAAAATTACAGTAGTGAGTTTATAGAAAAATTACAAAATCAAGGAGTAGATAAAAAAATTCTGTCAACTTTAATGAATCGTCGTCAAGATTTAATTGCTAATCAAGATAAATCAGCATTAGATTTAGCTAAAATGATACAAGGTGATACAGAAGATGACACATTAAATATGGAAGAACTCATAGAAAAAAATGACATGACAAAAGATGATGGAGAAATTGTAACGGAAGTAGGGGATGACACTGAAACTGAAGATGCTCTGCAAGTAAATGTTCCTATTCCAATACCACAAAAAGATGATTCAGGTTCTCCGACAACGGAAGTAGATTCTCGTGTTCTTGACATGAATGCTATAGATCCACCAGCCGAGTTTGATCCTGCAATAGAGGCAGTTAAAGAAGCAGCAAACACTAACAATGAAACACAAACAGCTACAACTCTTGAAGAGTTTAGACAAGAATTTATAGATGCTATGCCTGAATACCAAGGAATGACAAACGATGAAAAAGCATTTGCTTGGATTAAAATGGGAATGTCTATTGCAGCAGGACAAAGTCCGAATGCTATTACTAATATTTCTAAAGGAGTTTTAGCTAGTCTTGATGAATTTGCAGATGACCCTGCTCAAAAACGCAAATATGATATGCAAGTTGCTCTTTCCGCAGGAAAATATGCAGTAGAAAGTGTTAATGCTTTAAGAACACAAGATCGTGCATTAGAGTCTCAATTTGAAAATTATGTAGTTAAAGAAGATG